GGGCGCTGCCCTCCGAAAAGCCCGACGGCAAGCTCGGTCCCGCCCAAACCCTAGACGCCGGCCGTTCCATCTCCGAGTACCGCAAGCTCTTCCGCCAGATTGAGTCAGAACTCGGCTACGGCGAGCCGGTGATGCGCCTGATCGACCCGAAAGCAGGCGGTTCCCCCGCATTATCCGAGGCCGGCGGCACGACCCTCATCGACCTCCTGGCTGAATCCGACGACCCCACCGACGATGGCATGGCCTTCAGTCCCGCACCCGGCGTGCCCGTCGACCAGCGCACCAGTGCCATCAACTCGCTCCTCTCATACGACGCCACCCAACCTCTCACTGCGCTCAACGAGCCATCCCTCTACATCACCGACACCTGCACCAACCTTACCTACGCACTCTCCGAGCACACCGGCCGCGACGGGCAGAAGGGTGCGACCAAGGATCCCATCGATTGCTTGGGGATGCTGTTGGTCTCGGGTCTTGCGTTTGTGGGTCGCGGGGGCTTTGATAGCCGCGGCGGCGGTGGATACTAACACAAAGCACTATGCAAGGAGATTCCTACAAGCAAGCAACCGACGTGATGGCACGGGTCGGCGACGAGCCCAATGTACCGGCATTGACCGAGGAGCTGCGGCGCTCGGCCACCGACTACGGCGTCTTCGCCCGGGTCGAGAATGCCGAGAACGTGCGCTACTGCCGCTGGCCTGGGCAGACCGACGACGGCAAGAAGAACAACGATGCCAACCGCAACAAGCCGGCATTTCCCTGGGACGGAGCCTCCGACACGCGCATCCCGCTGGCCGACGAGGTTATCAACGGCCTCGTCGACCTCTGTTCCACCTCCTTCTGGCGCTCGATGCTCCGCGTGTCGCCCACCAACATCAGCCAGCTCGACCAGGCGGTCACCGCGCACAATCTGATGGACTGGACGGTCAACTCCCGGATGTACAACGACCTGACCCGTGAGGTCGAGCTGCTCTCGCAGTACCTCTGGACCTACGGCTGGGCCGGCGTCCATGTCACCTGGCAGCAGGAGATGGGTCAGAAGGAGCAGTACCTGACCATGGACCAGATCATGGCCTTGGCAGCCCAGTCGCCCGAGGGCTCCATCCTGGCCGACCTGCCCAATCTCATCGCCAACCCCGAGGCCGACGACCAATCCGCGGAGCTCCTGCTCGCTGCTTTCCCAAACCTGCGTAAGCGCCGGGCGCTCAAGGCTATCCGCGACCTGCGCACCGAGGGCGAGTGCGACTTCCCCGTCCCCACCATGGTCAGCAACAAGCCCATGGTCGCTGCCCTGGCGCCCTACGACGAGCTGGTCTTCCCGCCCGAGACCACCGACATCCAGTCCGCCCGGGTTGTCTTCCGCCGCTACTACATGACCGAGGCCCAGCTCCTGAACAAGGTCGAGACCGAGGACTGGGACGCAGAGTGGGCGCAGGAAGCCATCAACACGATGGGTCGCTTCTCCGATTACTCGGCCTATACCTACGCAGCCGTCGGCCTTGCTGAAAACTCCATCCTCGACCGCGAAAACCTGATCGAAGTGGTCTACGCCTACCAAAAATCCATCGACTCCGATGGCATCCCGGGCGTATTTTACACCGTCTTCAGCCCCCAGGTCGGCGACAAGTGGGGCTACTTCGACCTGTTGGACTACACGCACGGCCAGTATCCCTTCGTTATCTGGCGCTCCGAGCTCATCCACCGCCAGATCACCGAGAGCCGCGGCGTGCCCGAGGTCTGTTCCACCTGGCAGCACGAGGTCAAGGCCCAGCGCGACTCCATCTTCGACTACACGTCCCTCGCCACGCTCCCGCCCATCGAGGTCCCCAAAACCCGCGGCGGCAACCTGAAGATCGGCCCCGCCATCCAGATCCCTGTCCTTCGCCGCGGCGAGATCGGCTTCCTGGCACCGCCCGCCCGCGAGCCCGGTGTGGCTTTCCAACTGATCGCGGCCATCGAGGCCCAGACCGACCGCTACTTCGGTCGCCCGACCGAGAAGGTCCCGCCGGTCATCACCCAGATGCGCCAGCAGCGCCTGATCAACAACTGGCTGCATGGCTGGACCGAGGCATTCCGCCAGGTCCTATCCCTCACGCTCCAGTACGTCGGCCCAGCCGAGATCCAGCGCATCACGGCATCGCCCACCCCGCTTCCGCAGGATGTGCAGGACTTCGACGTGATGCTCAAATTCGATATCCGCGAACTCTCGACCGACCTCGTAACCGAGAAGCTCAAGGCTATTAGCACCCTCGTGCTTCCCCTCGACACCGCCGGCGTCATCGACCGGGCCAAACTCATCAGTGTCGCCCTCCGGGCCATTGACCCCAACCTGGCCAGCGAGCTGGTCATGCAGCAGGGGCCCGCAGCGCAGAAAATGTTCAACGAGACCAACGACGAGATCGCGCTCATGTCGCTCGGTAATCCGCCCCAGCTCCGCGAGAACGATCCCACCGCACCCATGCGCCTGCAATTCAGCCAGCAGGTCCTGCAATCCAATCCGAAATATCAGGCCCAGCTCCAGCAGGACCCGCTCTTTCAGGCCAACCTGCAGAAGTACATTGAGAACCTGCAGTTCAGCGTCCAACAGCAGCAGAACGCCATCACCGGCCGCCTTGGAGTCCAATGAAACTGACCGACGAACAACTCTCGGAGGCCCTCTCCGTGTCCGAGGAGCACCCGGTGCTCAAGGCCCTGGGCCAGCTCATCGACGACACGCTGCGGGACGAGGTGCTCAACGCCCTCCTCCCATCACTTTCCGCGGAGGACCGTGCCTATAACGCAGGCCGGGCAGCCGCAATCAAGGATCTCATCGCACAAATCAGTGCGTTAAGAAACGAGAGGGAATTGACTTCTGGTCAGTTCTAGGCTCTCACTCAAACAACGGCTTCTTGGTTGGCCTTAAACAACCCTGGCGAACCATACCCGACTTGCAGGGTCAAAACAGCATGGACATCCCGAATACGACACAGGAAGCGCAACCTGCCCAAAACACGGCACAGCCCCCAATCAACCCGATGCAGTTCGACGAATCGGCGTTGGCGAAGCTGCTGAAGTCAAGATTCAGCGGGGAGGAGGAAAAGCAGCAGAGCGTCGAACAGTCGGAGCCTGAGCCTACGGCCGTGAGTGCGGACGAGGAACAGGCAGCGGAACCGACCGCTGAAGAAACGGAGAGTCAGGCCGAGCCGCCTGATGAAGTTCTTTCGGAATCCGAAGACAACGACGAGTCGTTGGGCTTCCGCAAGCGTATCGACAAGCTCACGCGCCAGAAGAAAGAGGCGCTTGAGAAGGCCGAGGCGCTTGAGCGTGAACTCAACGACGCCAAGAGCAAGCTGGAGCAGACTCAAGCCGAGCGGCCTGTGCCTGCGGTGGCGTCCAACGACCCATTCGCTGACGTCTGGGATGCGTCCAAACTCAACGATGAGTGGAGCAAAGCCCGGAACCTGAAGCGGTGGTGCGAGGACAACATTGACGGCTGCGAAGTAGACGGCAAGGAGTACAGCGCGGATGAGGTGAAGCAGATCAGACGGCGTGTCGAAGATGCGCTGGATCTGCACATCCCGAATCGCGCAAGATTCTTGCAGAACTACCAGCAGATCAAGCCGGTGGCCGAGCAGCTCTATCCTTGGTGGAAGGACCGTGCCAGTGCCGAGTACACGGAAGCGCAGACGGTGTTGCGGCAGTTGCCGCAGCTCTCAAGCCTGCCGGAGTATCAGGTGCTCATCGGCGATTTCATTGCTGGCCGGAAGCTACGGTTGGAGGCATCGAAGGGGAAACCCGCGGTGAAGCCCATCGTGAAGGCGCCGAGTCAGCCGGGCAAACCTACTGCTGCTCCTGTGAAAAAGGATGCGGCTACGGTCGGCCTGCAGCAGGCAAAGTCGAAGTTTTCGAAGACCGGGAGTCAAAGTGAACTGGCTCAAGTACTGAAAAGGATGCTCTAACCATGCCCCTGCTCCAACCCAACCAGGGCGGCTCTGTGCCGCTCGCTTCCACCTCCGCCGCTCGTGAAGATCTGGCGGACTACATCGCCATCGTCGACGCCAAGTCGACCCCGTTCGTGTCCATGGCCCCCAAGGGCAAGGACCTCGGGAATATGCAGTTCTCGTGGCTCGTCGATAACTACGGCGCCCCGGTTCTGCAGGGCGTTGTCGACGGCACCGACGTGACCGTTTCGAGCGCTGCCAACCCGGTGACCAACCGGACCCGCCTGAACAACTACGCTCAGGCTTTCCGCCGCGATCTGCGCATCGGTTTCATTGCCGAGACTCAGGACGTCGCTGGTGTGACCGATGAGCTTGCCAACGGTATTGCCAAGCAGCTCGTTCAGATCAAGCGCGACATGGAGTCGACCTTCATGTGCACCAACCAGGCGTCGCAGGCCGACAACGGTACGAACCCGTACCTGACTGGCTCGCTCGGTAACTGGCTGACCAGCACCAACAGCTCCAACATCGGCGCCTGCGCTTCTGGCTCGGCGTTCCTGCCGGCCTCCGGCGCTGTCGATACCACGGCGTCCGCTTCGTTCACCGAGGCGACCGCTCAGAACGTGCTGACTGCCATCTACGGCAACACCGGCACCTTCCGCGACTACGATTGTATCTTGGGCACCACGCTGAAGCGTGCGTTCACCAACCTGACTGCCTCGGGCACCACTCAGGTTGCCAACACCAATACGATTGCTGCCACTTCGGTACGCACCTTTAATCAGGAGCTCGGAAATGATACGTTCAAATCCTCAATCGATATCATGGAGGGGGACTTTGGCCGGCTGATTTTGCATCCCACGACCTTTTTGGGGGGTAAAAATAGCACCTCGCTGTCGGCTCAGGCCTACAAGGGCTACGTCATCCCCATGGACATGGCCGAGGTGCGCTACGCCAAGCTGCCGCAGGTCAAGGCTCTGCCTGACGCTGGTGGCGGTCCTGCTCGGTTGGTCGAGGCCATTGCCGGCTTGGTTGTGAAGAACCCGTCGGGCTTCGGTATGTTCAACGGCGCGAGCTAATTGCTCAAAACATGGGGAGGTTGCTGGACAAACCCAGCAGCCTCCCCTTTTCTCTGTCTATGCATCAGAATGCTTCCTCAGTGATCGGCAACGCACTGAATGACCTTCCCGGCGATCTGCGCCGTGCGGTCATCAAGGAGTTCGAAAGCGGCATCCAGAAGGACTGGGTGCAAGCCGGCATCCAGCAGAAGCGAATTGCCAAGGACTCGCAGACCGATTTGCGCAGTGTGGACGGCATCGGCCGTCTTCGGATGCGCATCGACCCTACGCTGTATCATGGTTGGGGCACCAAGTACGGCTACGACTGCTGGAAAGACTCGCAGTTCCTGAAGGAGATCGAGCGCGACAACCCGGAGGTTAGGGTTAAGTGCGGGGGTACACGCTTGCAGGTCGGTTGGCAAGGTGGCACAAAGAGGAGCAGTCAGAAGTTCACTTTATGAATGTTGGCTCTAATCGTCAGCTCGCCGGCGAGTTCGGCGGCAAATACATCACCGCGGCCGACGGTACGGTGAGCGGCAACTGGATGGAGATCCATGCCGTCTCGACGTCGATCCTGTCGGGCTGCACGTCCAACATCACCGGCTTGGGCTCTGGCGTGACCATACAGGCCGGCGATTCGATCTCCGGTGTGTTCACCTCGCTCGCTCTTAGCAGCGGCGGTATCGTGGCGTACAACCGCAAGTGGGTCTAATCAATGAGACTGGGACTAGGCCTCGGCGTTGACGTCCAGCGGTTCGCTGGCGGCGGCGGCGGTGCGGACTATCCCATACTGCGGCGTGACTTGCTGCAGGAGGACGAGTTCTTTGTTCTGCTGGAGGACGGCACTGACAAGATCGTCATCACATTCGGCACTTTCGATTCTTTGCTCTTGGAAAGCGGGGACTTCCTGCTCCAGGAGGACACAGGCAAACTGATCATCCAAGCAAACTAGCATATGGCAGACACGAAAATCACGGCCTTGGCGGCCATCACCACCGTCGATCCCGCGGCAGACGTTCTGCCGATTGTGGATGTTTCCGATACGTCAATGGCCGCATCGGGAACCACGAAGAAGATCACAAGCAACCAGATCCTAGGCGCAGGCGGCACCGCCACCCTCGCCTCCGCCACCATCACCGGCGATCTGACGGTGGATACCTCGACGCTGAAGGTGGATTCGGCGAACAATCGGGTGGGCATTGTTAAGACGACCCCGGCATATCCGTTGGATGTCGGTGGCCGCATTTCATACTCTGGTGGAATCGGAGAAAGCACCGATCTGACGGTTTCTTCCAGTGGCACTTCGCTCCAGCTTGGTCTTGGATCATCTTGGACGCAGCAGATTTTCTATCTCTCCGGCTCCGAAGCCATGCGCCTGAACTCCACGGGGCTGGGCGTGGGGACTTCTCCGAGTGCGAAGCTGGATGTTTATCAAGCCACTCTTGGAACAGCCTATTTCCGTGGTGGTTATTCAGCCAGACAACTCACATTGACCGCCACAAGCGATGGCGTAAATGACGGGGCTGTTCATACGTTCCTTATCGGAAGCAGCGCGGGGCAGTACAATTTTTCTAACAGTAGCGGAACATTGATGACGCTCGACGCGAGCGGGAATCTGTTGGTGGGTCTTGCCACTGCCGGAACCACCGCTGCCAAGACCATCCAGATTGCCAATGGCACCGCTCCTACAGCAGACGTCACTGGTGGCCAACTCTACGTCGAAGCCGGTGCGCTGAAGTACCGTGGAAGCTCTGGCACTGTTACCACCATCGCTAACGCCTAATCCATACTACCATGATTACTATCAACTGGATCATCGAACGCCTTCTCGTCCGTAAAGTCGAAGGCACCTACTCCGATGTCGTCATCACCGCCGACTGGCGTTGCAACGGCACCGAAACCACCGGCACCGGCGACGACGAGAAGACCTACAGCGGCACATGCTACGGCAGCGCGTCGTTCGCTCCGCCGAGTGGCAACTTCACTCCGTTTGCTGATCTGACCGAGCAGCAGGTGCTTGAGTGGTGCTTCGCCAACGGCGTGGACAAGGTGGCCATCGAAGCCAACGTCACGCAGCAGATCGCTGACCAGATCAACCCTCCGGTCATCGCTCCGCCGCTGCCGTGGGTGACGGTTCCTGAGCCGGTTGTTGTTGCGCCCGAAGCTCCCGTTGTCGAAGCTCCTGCCGCATGATCAAGATCGAATTCACCACCGAGCAGGTGAACAGCCTGCTTCAACTTATTGACATTGCCATCAAGGCCGGTGGCTACCAGAACGCTAAGGTAGGCGTTCCTTTGGCCGATATCATCCTCGCAGCAGCCCAACCTAAGCCCGAGTAAATGGACACATCCAATCACGGCGGTGACACAAATCAGATGATTGTCTCCATGGGAGGAGCAGCAGCGGCCACCGCTGTTTCGTTTATCCCCTGGCTCACCGACATCGTTCGACTTATCACCGCCGTGATTGGCCTGCTCTGCGCCATTTACGGGGCTTACAAACTCTTTAGAAAATGAAGAACACCAAGACCACTCTCGCCGGCATCGGTGCAATCCTCGTTGCCATCGGTGGGGCTATGAAGGCCCTGTTCGACGGTGACCCGACTACCCATCTGGACATCACCACGACCATCGCCGCGGTGACCGCTGGCATCGGTCTGATCTGGGCCAAGGACGCCGAGAAGAAGGCCGAGTGAACTGGATCTACCAGATCCTGAAGGCACTGCTCGATTGGTTCCGCGAGACCCCACCCACCAAGATCGAACATGGAAAAGCACCCGAGGCTCTCAAGAACGATCTGGCTGATCGCATTGCTGGACTGCCTCGGTTGCCAGATGACCAAGGTGGTCCTGGTCCCTTCCGGTGATCCGGTGATGCTGGCCAAGCCCACCAAGGCCAGCGTCTATTCCTTCGACAAAGACAAGAAGCTGGTGGGGCCGTCCACGGTCGTCATCCCTGCTGGATGGTACGCACTGCCAAAATGATCAACTACAAGGGCAACAAGTTCAGCGGCTACAACAAGCCCAAGCGCACTCCCGGCGAGTCGAAGAAGTTCGCTGTGCTCGCCAAAGAAGGCGACAAGGTTGCCTTGGTTCGCTTCGGCGATCCCGACATGACCATCAAGAAGCACATCCCGGAGCGGCGTGCGTCATTCCGGGCACGTCATGGATGTGATAATCCCGGAAGCAAACTGTCGGCGAAGTACTGGGCGTGCAAGGCTTGGTGATAATGTTTATGGAGTTTGACGATCTAGAATCATTCAAAAACTGGTGGCTTGAAAACAGGCCAATCAACACGTTTGAGGGATCAAAGCCGTGTTATCATTCAACCATAGCTGGAACCGTTTTATATAGGCAATATCCATATCAGGTTCAGTTGTTTATCACGCCACCAAATACGGTAATCGACGAACACATCCATCCTAATGTTGACAGCTTCGAAGTATACATTAATGGGGACATTGTGTTTAGTTGCAATGGGTATGTATTTGATTCACCAAAGATAGGTGAATCAATTCGTGTTAAAACAAATTATTGGCACGGAGGTAAGACAGGAAACATGGGGGCCACATTTCTTTCAATACAAAAGTGGCTTAACAATGTTCAACCTTCGTCAGTGGCTAACGATTGGCATGATGCGAAAAACCAGAAAAGTGGGAATGACGTAAACATCACTAGGATCGAATAGTCTTGCCCATTACATGAGAACCGTCACCTACGACTACGTCCTGCAACGCGCCTGTGAGCTCACTGGGCGCGTTTTCTCTACGCTGACGACCGAGGAGTCCAACTTCTTCCGCACGTTCATCTCGATGTCATTACGGAGCGCCTGGGAGTGCTTCGACTGGCCCGAGCAGACCGTGTATCAGCAGGAGTTCTTTGCGCCGACCTATTCCTACCAGGACACATACAGTGCCGGTGACGTGGTCTACTTCCCGGTCGAGGAGAAGTACTACCAGTGGGTCAACATCACGCCCGGTGCCGGCCAGAGCCCGACCACTAGCGGCCCCAACGGCACGCTCAACTCAATCTATTGGGGCGAGGCGTTGCCATCCTACGGCAACAACGACGGCAACTGGGATAGCACCACGTCCTACACCATCGGCCAGATCGTGCTGTATCCTGTGACGCAGGAGTACTACCAGCTCTACGCCATTGCTCCGGCCGGCACTGTCCCGACCAACACGGCCTACTGGGGCATCCTGAACAAGTTTCTGCGCAACGTCTCGCAGACGACCAACCCGGATGGCACCACCCGGGCTGTGACCATTGGCGAGACGTTCTCGGCGTGGCCTGCCGACCCTCGGGTGACGTGGCGCCAGCAGGAGGTCACCTACACCTTCACCGACGACGGCATCCTCGTTGAGAACGACCTGCCGTATGTGTGGCTGGAGTTCCGCAAGGTGCCACCGCTGCTTTCGAATGCCGCGGAAGCTAGTGCCTATGCCTTCCCGTATCGCTTCTGCGAGATCTGTGCACTGAAGGCTGCCGGCCAGATGCTTCGGGTCGACGGCAAGATCGACCTCGGCAACCAGTTCTTGGAGTTAGGGGAGGTTGAGCTGACCAAGGAGATCGACAAGGTTGCGTTGCAGGAGAAATATGTGCGGCAGATCATCGTACCCGGACGCTGACCATGCCCGACTTCCCACAGACCATCGCAATCGACGACGGGTTCCGCGGCGTGTTTTCACGCATCGAGCCTGCGCTGCTGCCTGAGTCCTATGTGTCGGAGGCGATCAACCGCCGGTTCGAAGATAACGTCATCAAGAACCGCTGGGGCATCGTCCAGCCGAAGTGGGGCGGCCGATGGACAACTGGCGACCGTGTCATCAATCTGGCGAGCGGCTCATCCACGGCCACGCCTGTCTCGGGTTCACAGATTCCGACCAACTCGCAGATCACCTGCGACCCTGTTGCTGGCACGCTCATCTTCCCTACCGGCACGATCTGCACGCTGGACGACAACACCAACGCGACCTTTTCGACGCAGTCGTTCTCGTTCACACCTACTCCGGCCAACAAGACGGTGCGGTTCTATGCATCGACGGCGCCGTTCACCGAGATCCTTGGTGTGCTGCCGTACCGCGATCCCGACACCGGCGCCAACGCACTCTTGGTTGCGGTCAATGAGGAGCGCACCTCCGACGGCGGCCAGGGCAAGGTTTGGTTGGTGCGACCCAACCAATCGCCTGCCGAGGTGCCGATGAACGGGCACGACATCTATGCTCCGGTGCGCCTGATTCAGGCCACCAACGGCGTGGTCATGCTGCGCCCGGGGAATGCCCGGTATTACTTCAGCGGTGGCTCCGCGGTGGCCGACTCTATCCTGCAGGAAGACAATGGCGAGATCCTGACCGAGAACTCCAACGTCCTGAGCACCGAGGACAGCTACAAAATCAACCTGAACGTGGTGCCCGACCTGTCGACCGGCGACATCGTGACGGTGACGCAGATCGGCACTGCCACCCCGATCTGGTCTGGTGCTCCGGGTTCCGGCCAAGGCTTCCAGCTCTACATCAACGTGGTCAACACCGAGATCTCGTTGTACCTGACGCTGGCCGATGCGCGTGCTGCGACCAATCCGCTGCCGTTGAACCCGGACCCCAACGGCCGGTACTACATCGAGCTGGCCAATAACACCACCGGCTACGATATCGCTCAGGACATCGCCAACAATTTGAACGACGGGATGCCCATTATGATGCAGGGCAACTCGACCTACTCGTCAGCCCTTGATGCTGGGTTCAATCGCATCCCGTCGGTGTTGTCGATTGTCGGTTCGGACAACACCGCGGACACGCTGACGGTCTACAACCACAACTTCGTTCCGGGCGACCAGGTGACGCTGTCGAATACAAGCGGCGGCGGTGCTGGAATCTCCAACAAGATCTACTACACCTACCCAATCGACCCAAACACGCTGAAGTTGTTCAGCGGCACCACCGAGGAGACCGACTCGCTGAACGACGCTGCCCGGGCGATCATTCAGCTCACGACCACCGGCACCACGCCAAACATCACGATCAGCGCGGTGACCATCCTCGACCAGGGTGCCGGCTATCTGACCGCACCGACGATCACGATCAGCGGTACTGCCAGCGTGGCTGCAAGCCTCACTGCGACAATCACTGACGGCAAGGTGAGTGCGGTGACCATCAACAACGGTGGCACCTTCTCGACGACACCAACCGCCGAGGTCACGATGCCTTCCACGCTGGTCGACATCACGAGCACCGCTGTCTCCGGTACGATCAAGCGGTCGAATGCCTCGGGTGCATCGGTGCCTCCGGCCCGGGAGGGTCTCTACTTCCAGAACCGCCTGCTGCTGCTGTATGGCAACGACTACCTCGCCGTCTCCGACGTGCTCGATCCGCTGCACTACAGCCCGGTGCTGAACGAGTTCAAGCTCAACACCGGCTCCAACGACAAGGTGGTCGCTCTCTATCCGTTCAACAGCACGACGCTGCTGGTGTTCAAGGAGCGATCGGTGCTGGCCGTCGAGAACCTCTACGGCGACCTATCGACCACCCGTCTGACCGAGATCACCCGGGAGTTCGGTTGCGTGTCGCAAGCGTCCATCGCTGGCACCGGCTCAGATGTCATCTTCCTGTCGCAGCGCGGCGTGATCAGCCTGAAGCAGACCGAGTTCGGCATCAGCCAGTCGGTTGTCATCCCGTTGTCCGACCAGATCCAGAACATCGTCAACGAGATCGATCAGGCCAACTGGGGCAAGGCTGCGGCGACCTACTTCAGCAACCGCTACATCCTCAGCGTGCCTGTCGAGGGTGGTGACGGCACCAACACCCGCACGCTGGTGTACAACTTCCTGAACACGGCCTGGGAGGGCTACTGGGAAGGCGACCTGCTGGTGCCGAAATACTTCTGCCGCGTGGTGGTTGCCGGCACCGACACGCTGTGCTGGGCGGATGAGAGTGGCTTGATCCACCAGTTCGACGCCTTGCTGCTGTATGATGTCGACCGCACCGGCGTGCTGTACCAGATCGAGACCGACGTGAAGTTCCGCGGCTACACCGGCGAGAACGACGTCGACAACAAGCAGTGGACCGACGTTCAGTTTGAGCTCGGGAACTGGAACACCTCGTACTCCATCGAGGTGCTGCTCGACGGCGTGAACGAGTCCTACACGGTGGCCACCAACCAGACCAAGGACCGCACGCAGTACTACACCTATGGTTCCGGCAGCTACAATCCCAACAACTTCGGGGACAGCTTCCTGAACCCGTACCGCGAGGACTACTCGACGCTGCCTGTCCTTAGCTGCCGCACCAACGGCTGGAAGGCTGGTCTGCACCAGTTCTACACGCACAAGGGGCGCCTGAAGAAGCACAGCACGGCCATGCAGCCTCAGATAACCACCACGCAGGGATCCCTTGAGATTTACTCTGCCAAGGCAATCGGTGTTCCATACCGCTTGTACGGCAAGAACGATGTCTGACCTATGCCTCTCTTTGTAACTGTCACCCCCGGCACCACGATCACGCCTTCGACCACGCTGTCGGCGGCCACGCTCAACCTGCTCGGCACCCCGACGGTGGACATCACCGGCACGGTCGATGGCGGCACGTTGACCATCGGCGCCAACACGGTCGACACCGCGGCCATCCAGAACTTGGCGGTGACCACAGGCAAGCTGGCCGATGCTTCCGTGACCAACGCCAAGCTGGCGACGATGGCTGCCAATACCATCAAGGGCAACAACACCGGCAGCAGCGCGGCTCCGGTCGACCTGACGGTGGCTCAGACCAAGACTCTGCTTTTGTTGGTTCCTGACGAGACCACGATTGAGACCAGCGGCACCACGATCCGCCTGAAGGACAATTCGGTCACCTCGGCCAAGCTCTCAACCGCACCACAGACCAGCAGCTCGACCACGCCGACCGTTAATGTTGGTACAAGCCTGACCTGGGACCTCACGCCTACCGGCAACGTGGCTGTGACGCTGACCTTCGGAGCCAACGACGAGGGCAAGACCGTGCTGGTGAAGGTGAAGCAGAACGCCGGTGGCACGTTGACTGCGACATGGAGCTCTACTGGCAAGACCATGCAGTGGCAAGGTGGAACACCTCCTTCACCATCTCTGACGCCAAGCCCTAACAAGGCCGACCTGTTCGTGTTCACTTGCATCGGTTCGAACGTCTACGGCAAGCAAATCGCCAACTTCAACGCCTGATGCACGCTGCCTGGTTCAATGAAGGAGCGCCGGTTCCATCAGGGACTGTGCAATGCTATCTGATGGTTCCTCCAAACACGCAGTCGCAGGATGGAACTTACATCATCAATCCCAGCACAACTTTATTCACCGCAGTAGACATCTACAGCAGGCCGATTCCTGCAACCACAACTGTCAAAATAGACATCAAGACTTCTTCATCGGATATCGTAAATCCGATTCAAAATACCTCGGCTTTCTACACATACACCGCTCCGTTCACGTTGTTGCAAGCATTGCCAACCGCTACTGTCGGGCCTGTGTATTACTTCGGCTTGAGGGCTTTCGACACGGTTACTGGGCCGGGAATACAAACGCCAGAGCCTAACGCATTCCAGACAGTTAAAAACAATTCTGGCTCTCAATGATCCCCGCCATCACAGACTACCTGCTGCACAAGCTCCCGGACAGCTTCAAGGGCTGGACCCGCGAGGCCGTGGAGGACTATGTGCTGTTCCACGCGCAGCAAGGCACGCTCAAGATCGCCACCCAGGATGACAGGGTGGTTGCCGTGCTTGTAGGCTGGCGCCAGGCGGGTGCAGAGCCCAAGGCATGGGAGTGGCAGACGTCCGATCCCAATGGCGACCACTGGTATTGGCATCAATTCGCCGCGGATTGTGCGGTGTTTGCCATGGCAGTGGCGGCTAAGTTCTTCCACGACCGGCCTGAGTCGGCGATTCTGCCGGCCATCGGTTATCGAAACGGTAAACTGACCACCTACAAGAAAGGCTCCATGCCGATCTTCAAGGTGGCGGACAAAAAATATGGCATCAGTTGAGGCACCAGCACCACGAAACTACGCTCAGGAAACTGCTGATACACTGCGTACCCAGCTTGAGCTGGCGCCGCAGAGGTATGCAGCAGAGGCTCAGTTTGCGCCAAAATACCAGGCGCTGACTATTGACCTCCTGAAGAAGGCAACACCTGAGCTGCTGCAGCTCTACAAGGAGCAGATCGCTCCTACGATGGGCGAGGTTGAGGCGGCCGCCCGTAGCCGTTCCAGATATGGAGATATTACTGATATTTCAATCCTCGGGCCACAAGCCCGTGCAGCCATCAAGGCTGCCGCGCCGGAACAGGCGCAGATCGCCGACATCTTGGCGAGAAACGCCACCTCCGGCCTGTTGGCTGGCGGCCGCCTCACGCCTGACCAGCAGCGCATGGCCGAGCAGCAGGCCCGTGCCGGCTTGGCTGCACGGGGCATGGCTGGCGGACCCAATGCGCAGTTTCAAGAGGCACTGCGCTCGCAGCTCATGTCTGCCGGGCTGCAGCAGCAGCGCCAGCAGCAGGCTATGGGCGCCTTGCAGGCAGGCCAGGGCGTCTATGGCGACGTGTTCCAGCAGGTGCTCGGACGGCCTTCGCAGGCCTTTGCCGGATCTCAGGGCTTCCTTGGTCAGGCTCAGGGCTTCAACCCTGGCCAGCTTTTCAACCCGGAGAGCGCCTATGCTGCGAACATCTACGCAGGCAACCAGCAGGCCATTGGTGCTGCCCGTGCTGCCGGTGCTTCTGCCACGTCCGGCCTGATCGGTGGCGGCCTCGGTGCTCTTGGAAGCATCGGTGGTGGATTGTTCAGCGGTGCCGGCTCTGCTGGCGGTTTCGGCAAACTCTTCGGAGGCTAATCTATGGCGACTTACGGCTACTCTGCGGGATATCAAGGCGGCGGACCCTCTGCTGTGCCTTCGGGCTACATCGAGGCCTACGCACAGGCCGGCCGCAACATCGGCCAAGGCGTGCAGGCTATCGGCAACGCCATTGGCGAGTCGCTGCAGCGCTATGGGCAGAACAAGGCCGAGAATGAGTTCCTGACGTCACGCCTTGAGTCGCTGGCGCCGTATCTTCAGACCGTTGCCCAGAGCGGCAACATCATGGACAAGAACACGCCAGAGTCGAAGCTGCTCGGCGACATTGAGAAGTTCTCGTCGATGTCCATCCCGCAGAAGAAGGCCACGCTGCTCAATGCCGAGTTCTTCCTAGATCGGGCCGACAAGCAGCGTGCGCGGGAGCTTTCCGACGAGGCGACTCGCCAGCAGTTACAGCTCGGTGCGTTGCAGTTGGAGGACATCCTAGACAAGCGCAAGCAGCAGAATGTCTTAATGGAGGGTATCAAGTACTTTTCAGGTCAACCACAGACCGAAACAGTAACCGAGCAGACTCAAGTTCCAATCT